ACTATTTAGCATTTGTATTTTATTTTTTACTTTTGAATAAATATTGGGCTTTTGTTATCGGCTGGACAAGTTCTATTCCCAACCTGCACAAAGCCTTGGACGTTATGGGCAATACTACGAACCGACAAACAAAGACGGCTGACGTAATATATTTTGTACCCTTTCATTTGACATTTTAGCGTGTTTCTCTGTTATTTCAAATCCTATTGTTTTACGACCTTCTCTTACTGCCATTGCACATTCAGTACCGCTTCCAGAAAAAGGCACTACTACTAAATCATCTTTACGGCTGCAAGTAAGAATTAAAGCCCTTGTAAGTGTTTCAGGCTTGCAGGTATCGTGTTCGTAATTTTTTGTAATGTGAGCCTCTTGGTCAAATTTCATTATATCGTAAAGTTTTTTGTAATTATTAAAATGCCTTTTTAGGTCGCTATAATGATATTCGCCTATAATGGTACAAATCAAATCCCAATCTTCTTTAACAGGTTCATTTTTGCCTTTAAGTATATTGCTGCACCAACCAGTTTCATTGCCATTTTTTGATTTTTTAAGTTTCCTAAAATCAGCTTCTCTTAATTTTAATTCAGTAATTCTTTTATTCAGCAATTTAGTAAACTGGTTGCCATTATCATACATTAAAAGCCTTTCACTTACAGGTGCAAAGCAATTAAAGTTTTCAACACCTTTTTTAGTTTGCCTGTTAAATTCAATTGCGATATTATTAACCAATTCAAAATGCTCGTCAAAAATTACTTGCGAATAAGCTATCTTCTTAGCATCCCCAAACCAAAATAAAGTACCATTATCAGCTAATAATCTTTTGCACTCTACAGCCCATTTATAAACATCTTCTAAATACGCTTTAAAGTCTTTCCATATAAAATCAAATTCGCCTTTGACTTCAAAATATGGGGGGTCTGCAATAATTAAGTTTGCACACTTATCAGGTAAAGTATTATCTAAAAAATTGATATTATGTATTTTATTTACTTCCATTTTTAAAATCTCGTGTTAAATACCGTACTGCCCATAACAAGGGGTTTGCCACAAGTAGGGCTGACACCTAAACCCTCAACATTTGTAATACTATTTTGCTTCATACGTTATTCAACTTTTGTTTTGCATAATATTATATTTTAAATAGTGTAACATTTGGTATTTGTTCAACTTGAGAAACAGAAAGCATTACATAAGCCCTCTTATTTTCTTTTTTTGACAGCCTTTGACTTTCGGTAAAAGCATCTTCATAAGTTAAATGTTGTAACGTTGGTGGATAAATTGAACCTTCAACAAATACCATATAAAACGGAGTTGTATCTGTTATTGGTTCTATTTTACCTTGAAATTTTACTTGTTTTTTTTGAGCCATTTTATTAATTTTTATAAGTGAGTTTACTAAATTTTACCGCCCTGACAGCCAACATTGGGTTTGCCTCAATTGGTGGCTTGACAATCCGCTATCAGCTTTGGTTTTTCAATTGGGCTTTGGATTAATTCGCTACCGAGCAGACGAGCCTTGATTCCACCAACTGCGCCAAGCCTTGAACGTTATAAGCCATTTTGCGAAGCCTCTAAATTGAGAAGCTTTTGCAATTCGGTTTTTACTACTTGGACAAGTTGCTTGTGAAATCTTGTAGGCACTCTTTGACCAATTGCTTTTTTAGGTTCTTGCTTCTTTGCACCAGCACCTTTACGTTTACCACCTCTTTTTTTCACATGGGGACTATTTGTCCCTAAGTGCCAACTATTACCACATGAAAGGCATTCTAAATCATCTGTTAAAATATTAGCACTGCCACATTTCGGGCAGTGCATTTCTTTTTTTTGTTTCATTATGCAAATCTTAACATTGTTTTCATAATAATTTTTATACCATCTACAGCCATTGTATTTGCTTGTTTTGAAGGTATTCCTTGCATTACAAATGCTTCCTTCAAAATTGAGCAACAAATCATAATTGTGTTTGGGTTTTTATCAGTTGCTATTTTTTGTGCAATTTGAAAACTTAATTCTTTCATATTTTTTACTTTTGTTACACAAAGATAAATGAAATTTGAATACAAAAATCAATTTTCAAAAATATTTTTTATTTTAAGGTAATTTTAATAATACCAAAATACCAATCAAAATACCAGTTTTTTTTGAAACTCAATGCCAGTAAGCGTTTCATAAAAACCAAAATACCAAAAACGGCTTATAACATAAGTATTTGCAAGAATAGGGCTTGACGAACATAGGCTCAACTGCATCTTGATATTGTGCTGCATTGCTAAATTAGGCTGACGGATAAACACCCCCTAACCTCGCAAATACAACCTCGTTATGTGCCATTAAGCGGACACCAACTCTTCAACTTGAATCTGTTCTATCAATTCATTTACCCAATTATCTACTATCATAAAACGCTGAACCTGTTTTAATCCAAGTCCAGTTATGAAATAACACATTCTTCCGTTCCAATGTCTTTCTGTTCGTTCAGCGTTATATTCTTCACCTTCTTTTAATCCTTCACCCCAACTAATCTGTCCATTGGGTAAATGAATTGGCTTATCGTTTATACAAACTACTTTCATCGTTCTAAATTTAACGGCACATAACACTGCATTGGCAAAAAAGGGGCAGACGAATGTTATTGAGCCTTTGTTTATTAATTTTAACTTTTGTAATTCTATGTGGCTTTAGTTATCGGCTGGACAAGTTCTATTCCCAACCTGCACAAAGCCTTGGACGTTAGCTACAAGGCTAGTGTGAAGAAGTTTTAGAATTAATATACTCTAATTCATTAATAAAATAGTTTAATCTTTTTATTACTTCTTCTGTGAATTTTATAGCTTCACATCTTTCTTTGTTAGACCATTTTTCTATTTTATTTATATCGTCTCTTTTTATTTGAAAAACGATATTTGGTTTGTCTTTTATACTTGTACTCCCTTTTGCAAAAAATTCACTTCTTAATTGTTTCATATATTTTTTATTTTTAATAGTTTTATAAATAAGCCCTGTAGCTAACACTGGTTTTGTTCAAGTTGGGCTTGACGTTGTAAGCATCATCTACAGTAATTCTATTTTGCTTTTGTTCCATCTTTTGTAATTCTATTTAACTAATTATTTACTATTTGGCTTTTGCTCCAGCGTGACGTACTTCGCCACCCAACCTGCACAAAGCCTTGAACGTTGTACGCTACTTATTCAAAGACTCGATTAGTGCATCAGCTAATTCGACAGCACAACTTGCAATTCTATCTTTGTATTCATCCCAATTATAGAAAGTTGCCATTGGTTTTGCCCAATCTGGGTTTGATGCGATGGCTTGCATTGCTTTTGCTGCAAAATACTCACGTTTATTTAATCCTAAGTGTGTACAAGCTCCATTCTCATCATGTACTAATGTTGTTGGGTCATTTGGTTTTGTCATTTCTTTAGTTTTTTTATTGTTTAAAAATATTTAGTTTAAGTTCGTACTTAGGTTTATCAATTTGACCTGCTTCAGTTTTAATTCCCTCGAATTCGGGGGAATTAAAATTTTCGTTGTGCATATTTTCCCAAACAGCTAAAAACTCAATTGTATTCTTATTTCTTATCCATTTTTCTATCAATGAATTACCACCCTCAAAGCCTGTTACCATATCTGTAAGACTAATATAGTCTTCTTTATTTTTCTCTGAAACAGAAATAGTAACACCTTTAACTTGTATTTTACGACTTTTATGTTGGCAAAATAGATTTTTTATAAATTTTAGTAAACTCATTTTTTATAACTTAAATTATAACTAAATTGTTTTGGTTTATCGTTTTTGTGTTCGGCTAACCATAATTTGTGAACGGATTGAAATAGCTGCCATTCTTCTCTTAAATCATCTTTTATTACCAATTGCCACCCAACGCCTTGCAAGTCTTTTTTTGTTCTTGTTTTGGCGTTTAACCAAAGAATTGCAACACCATCAGTAAATATATTAGCTTCCCTCATTATTGCTTGTTGATAAGCTGCAATCTGCAGCCAATAACTATTATATATGCCATTGCTTGTTTTAATATCCAAAATGTATTTCTTTTTGTTAATTACTACTACTCTATCAATAGTCCCTGCAAAACCTAATATCGGACTTATTACTTGCTGCTCTATTAATTCATTTTTGGGGCTTAAAGTATTGCTATAATCTACATACTTTTCAAACATTCCCCATTCTTCTAAGCTATACATTGGATGACCTTCGCTGTTTAATAAATTAACCTCAAAGCCTTTGTCATATTGCTCGGTTAGGTAGTGAACGTTTGAACCCCTCCGCCCTGCTGCTTGTATTATTTCATCTGAATTTTTCCCTTGCTCTTTCATCCATTGTAGTAAAGCATAAGGCTTTGGATATGCCTCTAATATTGTGGTGACACTTGGGTAATATTCGCCTGTTGTTTCATCAACATAATACCGCCCATCGGTGAATGTTAGTTGATTATTTTTTATTTTTGTTAGCATTGTTTTTAATTTTAAGGGTAAACTAGCTATCGTGAAACACAATAGCTAGTTTTGTTGTTATTAAAATGGGGCTTCTTCGCCTTCGTCACTTGTTGGAGCGGATGCTATTGTTGCAAACTTTTTATTTGCCATTGCTTCCAAAAACTCATTCAAATCAGTATCATCCCAAGTAAGCACTCCTTTTACTTTTACTTGCTTCATTTGTGGCAACCCATTAGGATTATCTTTAGTGTAAGCTGGTGCAATCTTTACATTACCATTACCATCATCTTGATACATTGTTACGCCTGTTACTTTTTTTGTTGGGTCGTTTTTGTCAATCATTGACCAAGGCATAAATTTGACATTTTTTGTCAAGTCAATGTTTGGCAAAGCCTTTAAAAAACTTGCAGCGTAACGGCTTGAATATGGCATATTGATTATGTAATAATCTTCGCCGTCTTTGAATTTTAAACACCATTGTTTGCCAAAATCATTTTCTTTTGTTTCAGTACCTAATAAAATTGCTGTTAAGTCCTTAAACTTTTCCTCATGTACCAATTTTCCTGTTTTTGTTACACGTTGTGTTGTGTTTGCGTTTGCTTCTTTGTAGCTTCGCACAAGGTAGCCATCGACTACAGATAGGTAGATTGTATTGCTACCAGTGTTTTTTGTAAGTGCCATAATTAAAATGTAGATTGTTTTATTCTACTTTGCAAAGATAAGGGTAATTTAATTAAATAAAAAAAAGTTTTTTAATTTAATTTTTTACCTTATATTTGCACTATGAAAAAAAACATTACATACTTTATAAATCACACCTCTAATATAGGTAGCAATTGGACGTTCTTTTTTAAAGATAGCACAACAATATCAAGTGTTTTTTTGAATGGCAACGAAATTGAACTTACAGAAAAAAAGGAAACATTTTTTTATAACTACATAAACAATAATTATCTATGGTACAAAATGCAAACGGATTAGAAAGGATTAAACGTGGCCCAAAACCAAAGCCACAAAATGAAATTAAAGTCCCAGTAAAAATTTGGGTAAAACAAAAACATTTTAACGATGCAAAAAAAGAATGTGACGAAGTTGAGCGAAAGTATAGTACAAGATAGATGTATTAAACATTTTGAAAAGCTGGGATATTTAGTTGTAAAAATATTGCAATCAACTAAAAATGGATGGCCCGACCTTCAATGCCACAAAGACGGCAAAACATTATTTATTGAGTGCAAAGCAACTGGCGAAACTGCTGACCCTTTGCAAGAGTACCGACACGAAGAACTTAGAAAAAAAGGATTTGAAGTGCTGGTAATTGATTTTATTAAATAACTTAAAAATTAAAAATTATGAACAATCCAACACATTTTATTGAGGTTTTTAGTGAAAAAACCAATGTTAGAGGCAGAACGGAGCAATCTTGTTGTATTGATATTGTTAATTTGCCAACTTCTCTTAATATAACAAATATATGTTCAAGCCTAAAAACAGTAGCAGTATTTAAAATTAAAATGAAATAATCAATGCAAAACCTAAAAGATGCTGCAATCCTTTACCTAAATAAAGGCATAAATTGTATTGCTACTGGTAGCACTAAAAGGGCTATTATGGCATGGAAAAAATATCAAACAACCCTTATTAATATTGATGAAATAGAAGATCAATTTAACAACATAAACACAAAAGGTTTAGCCGTTATTTGTGGCTCAATTAGTGGTGGGCTTGAAGTAATAGACTTAGATTTGAAATATGATTTAACTGGTACTTTATACGATAGACTTATTGAAGAGTGCCCAAAGTTAAAAGACTTATACACAGTTAAAACTAAAAGTGGCGGTTATCATTTTTATTATTATTGTGAGCAAATTGAAGGGAATAAAAAACTTGCTAACCGATACCCTACTGAAGATGAATTGAAAGCAAACCCACACGAAAAGGAAATTGTTTTAATTGAAACAAGGGGGGAAGGTGGTTATGTTATTGCACCACCTACAAATGATTATACGCTTGTTAGTGGCAAAGAAATTACATTTGTAAACATAGATGAAAGGGAAGCAATACTTGCAGCTTGTAGAAGCTTTAATGAGGTTATTCATATTGTTGAAAAACCAAAACATCAAACTAGCAATGTTGGTAGTTTTAGCAAAGAACCTTGGACTGATTACAACGAAAGAAGCAATCCTGTTGAATTACTTGAAAGGCATGGTTGGCAAGTTGTTAGCGTAAAAGGTGATAGAACAATTTTTAAAAGACCTGGCAAAACAGATAGCAAAAGCAGCGGTGACTACCATCATGGGTTAAAGCTATTTAAAGTTTTTACTACCAGCAGCGAATTTGAGCCAAATAAAGGCTATTCTCCTTATGCTATTTATACTTTACTTGAACACAAAGGCAACTACAGCGAAAGTGCAAAGCAGCTTATTAAAGATGGTTATGGCGAAAGCTCTAAGACCTTTGACAAAAAGATATTGAACAAAGTAAATAGAAGCCTTGGTGCTGGGTATTCTAAAGAAAAGGTGATTGAGCAATTAATGGTTGAAAATTCAATCCCTAAAAACTTAGCTGAAACAACTGTAAATGATATTATTGAAAATAACGGCGAACAGATTTTAACTTTTTGGGAGATTATTGAAACAAAGCACGGCAAAGAGATTCACATAAATAGAACTATGTTTATTGATTTTCTCTTTAAAAGTGGTTATCATTTATATTTTTACGATGAGGGCAGCAACATATTTCGCTTTGTAAGGCAGCAAAATGGCTTTGTAAGTGAGGCAACAAGCGAAAGTATGAAGAAGTTTATAAAGTCTTATATCCAAGATTTGCCGCCTAAATTTGATAGCATTACCCCAAATGATTTACTTGAAGTTGTGTTGCGTGGCGGTGATACTTATTTTGGTAAAGGTTTGTTAGAATTTTTGGATAGGTCAAGAATAGACCTTTTAAAAGACGATGCTAACACAGCCTATTTTCCTTTTAAAAATGGGGTTGTAAAGGTTGATAAAAACGGAAGCAAACTATTAAGCTATGGAGATGTAGGTAAGGTAATTTGGCAAAGCCAAGTTATAGATGCTAATATAGATGTTGATATGGATTTTGATTTTCAGCTTTGCGAATTTTACAAATTTATGACTAAAATTTGCGGAGAAGATGAAGATAAATTAGCGTATTTAATTAGCATTATTGGATACTTATTGCACCGATACAAAGACCCTTCACGACCTTATGCTGTTGTTTTTGCTGAAGAAACAGAAGATGAAAAAAAAGGCGGCGGAACTGGAAAAGGAATAGTAGTTAAGGCTTTAAGCTATATGAGTAATATTGAAAGGGTGGACGGTAAAAACTTTAAGATAGATAAAAACTTTGCATTTCAAAGGGTCGGTTTAGACACCAAGATTGTAGCTATTGAGGACGTACGAAAGAACGTTGATTTTGAAGGATTTTACTCAATTATTACCGAAGGTATTACTGTTGAAAAAAAGAATAAAGATGAACTTTTCATTCCATACAAAGACAGTCCAAAGGTATTATTTACAACAAATTACACTATTCCAAGTATGGGCAACCATGCTAAGAGACGACAAAGAGTTTTCGAGTTTAGCAATTATTTTAGCAGCAGTTTTACACCAATGGATTTATTTGGTCATAAACTTTTTGACGATTGGGATGCAGACGAATTTAATAGATTTTACAATTTAATGTTTACTTGCGTTTCATTTTATTTGAATAGTGGTGTGCTTAATTTCAGCGATGGGGAAAAAATGAAAAGGAAGCATATTAAACTGAATTTTGGTGAGGAATTTATGGACTGGTTTGATGAAGAAAAGGACAAAAAGTTTAGCAGCTTCCAAAATTTTAAAGACTTGTACGACGGATTTTTGAAGCAAAATGATTATGATAAAAAGGATTATTCGAGCAAAAGGTTTAAAAAAGCGATTGAAGAAAGTTGCGAAAAGTTTGATTATGAATTGGTGACTGAACGAGATAAACAAAGTAGATTGATAGTGATGAGAATAGAAAAAAGGGTTTAACCCTTTTTTTTTGCCTTTTTTACATCGATTTGCATCGATGTTGATTTGATGAAAGCCAATACAGTATTGAGTTGAATCGATTACATCGATTTTTCTCTATTTACTTAGGGGGGTGGGTAAATAATAAAAAAAGTATATAGGGGGAAAAGTAAGGAAGCATACATTATGAATGTATTAATGTTATTTATAATATGTATAAACCTTAAAAAAACCTTAAAATTTATAATAATATTTTTTTATATAAAATAAGCTATTATATTTGCATTATAAAATTAAAAACAATGACACAAGCAACTTTAAAAAAAAGATTAGAAAAAAATTACAAAGGTTCAAAAACTACTATTGCTTATCAAATTATTAGTGATTTGATAAATGGCGAAAATAAAACCTACAAAGTATTACAAGGTAATTTTATAAGACCTTGCTATACTAGTGGTAGTGGAAGATTTACAAGCAATCAAGACCACACAGCAGCCGTTGTAGAAATTTTACATATTTTAAAATTAAAATATCAAGTAGGCAACGATTCTCCAAGAGGTGGTTTAACTGGAAATTATATCAAAGTTTTAACAACAATCAAAAATTAAAAACAATGGAACAAACAATCCAAGATTACATCAACGTACTACAAGAAGAGTTACGTTATTACACAGCAGCTAAGTCTGTTGATTTGCCAACAAAGGAAACTGAAAAGTCACTCAAAAAAACAGCTAACGAATTGGCTGAATTTGTAAACGAAATTTTTTAAGTAATTAAAATAGCTGAAAAGCAGTATAGTTCTGAAAGTTGAAGGGTAGGGCTGGTTAAAAAAGCAATCTCCAGCCCTTTTTAAAAAAAATATTGTTGTTTCAAAATAAATATGTATTTTTGTAAAAAATAATATTATGAGTAATAAAGCATTAGAAAATTTACCTGCGGAAAATGTAGAAAAAAAGAAAGTTATAGGCATATCAGAAGTAGCACACAACGTTGCAAAAACAGCAGCACTTGTAGCAAAAGAAAATCTTAATGAGTATGTAAGTGCGTTGATTTTAAAAAATGCCCCTAGATACGATTTAAAGCCCCAAAATAAGGCTTAAAATAGTTTAGCAAGGTAAATACAAGCAAAGCGTTTTTTTTCATGGTTTTAGGATTTTAAGGATATACGCCGTCTCAGTCTTGGGATGGCTTAATTTAAAAACAATTAATTATGACACCAAAAGAAAAAGCAAAAGAGCTAGTATGCTCATATATGTTCGACAGAACAGACGGAAATACTTTTTTGATAGCCAAGAAATGTGCTTTGATTGATGTAAATAATACAATTGAGGCTTTAAATAAATATTCAATACATTCTGATTGCCATGAATATGCAACTGTTGAATATTATGAAGAAGTAAAACAAGAAATTTTAAAAAACAATTAAAAAACAACAAATGAAACAAGATTTAACAAAGTATTTGAATAACACAGATAATACTGCAGTTATTATTTTAGGTGTAGTTTTCCTATTGGTAGTAATGTATTGGATAGTTACCGAAAGTAAACACGATGAATTAATTTAAGCATTTTTTTCATGCAAGCAATCGTTAGATTACCTCCTGTGTTTCTACATGGGAGTTTTTAAAAAAAAACCAATGAAAAAACTTTTAATAAACATAGTTGCTTCAATAATAACAACATCTATTTTAATGATAGTTTATTATTTGGTTGTTTTATTTGGGGCAATTGCTATTTTAATTACTTGGTTTACTATATTTTGCTACCATATTTATGATGATTTAAACGTAACCAATGGCAACAATTAAACTAATGAAACTAAACACTTCAACAAATAAATTTGAAGTTGTTAGAGAAAAACACACCGACTCAAAAAAAGCAAGAAGCGAAGCAATTAGAGTATGGTCTAACGAAATACAAAATTTACAAGGCCTTGCAATCGACATCTGCAATTTGCCTAAAATATAGTTGAGTCCTGTTGTTTTTTAATTTTAATAGTGCAGTTTTAAATAATTGCACTATTTTTAAAAAAAATATGTACACAAAAAATCAAATACTTACTGAAATATACAAGTCCGATGAATTAGCCAAATGTTTACTTTTGGTTAAAAAAGAAAGCATTAGAGAAGATATTAAGCAAGAAGTTTTTTTGTCACTACTACACAAACAAGATGAATTTATAATTGATTTATATAATCGTGGTAAAATTAAAACATACATTTCAAGCTGTATATTTAATGAAATATATTCTCCAAGATCAACAACAAGAAAAAAGCATGGAAAAGAAAGCAGCATTTTTGCAGATACTGTTGCCTTAGAAAATATAGTAATTACCGAATTTAAAAAAGAAATTAATCTAATTGAAGAAAAAGCAATAGATTTGTTTATAAATTTGCCTAAAGATAATCTTTACAAAAAAATATTTATATCTTTGTGCAAGTATGGTAGTTATAGAAAATTAAGTAATGCAACTGGCATACCACATACTAGCTTAAAGGATATGATTACCAATCTAAAAAAACAAATAAAAAGTGAGTTATGAGTAAGTTTTTAAATGAAAGAAAGCACATATACGAAAAGTTAAAAGCTGGTGTTGAACATCATGCAAGTGATTCTGAATTATCCGAGTTTAAAACCTTGGCGGATAAAATAAGCCCCAACAATAAAATTGATTATGTAGGTTGTTTCAGCTGTGCCCAACACATGATGAAGTTTGTATTTGATAATCAAGATAAATTAAAAAATAAAACCAATGAAAAAACTATTTAACATTATTATTGTTGCTATTATTTTTTGCTCATGTAGCAAAGATGTTGCACAAACAGAATCAACCCCAGCAATTGAAGATAAAGCAAATCTAGTATCATACTATGATAATTACACAGTGAACAATTGCCATAATAGATTGCTTACAATCAATTACACTATTGATACTGCAACAACAAAAAAATTATCAATATCGGTATTAGGAATTGAACAAGCAAATATTGAAAGGTTTACAAGCAATATTGCAACAACTACAGTAATAGACCATTGCATTACTAAAGGTGTTATTTGGTACACAATCGAATTAATTAAAAAAGATAATAGCAGCGTTATTTTAGGGACTTTTAAAACTTTGTAATATGTGGACTTTTATAGGATTAATTTGGCTTTCAATAGGTATTAGTTTAGGATTAAATAATATAGCAAAATCAATTAGAGAACATGGCACGAACAAAGGGAACTAAGTATATTGAAACACCTGATCGAATGATGGAATTATTTTTAGCTTACAAAGGAAAGGTTAAAAGTAATCCTATTTTAAAGCATGATTTTGTTGGTGGTGCTGGAAAATCAGTACAAAGAAAAATAGAACGACCTTTAACACTCGAAGGATTTTCTGTTTACTGTTTTGAAGAAGGTATTATAAAAAGTGTGCATGATTATTTTAAAAACTTAAACGATGCTTATGCTGAATATTCGCCTATCTGTCACACAATAAGAGAAATGATACGAAACGACCAAGTTGAAGGCGGTATGGCAGGAATATATAATCCAAGTATTACACAAAGATTGAATGGATTAGTTGAAAAACAACAAAATGAGGTTACAGTTACCGAAATAAAAGCAGACTTTGGCAATTAATGTTAAGCTATACACACCACACGAAAAACAAAAACTCATTCATTATTCAATTAATAATGAGCCGTATAAATACTATTGCCTAAATATTGGTAGGCAATTTGGCAAATCACTATTAGCCACAAACCAACTACTTAAATGGGCTTTAAATTCCCCTTGCAAATGTGCTTGGGTTTCACCGATATATAAACAAGCTAGTAAAGTTTATGAGGAGATTTTAAAAGCATTTGCAAACACATCTATTATTACAAAAAAAGATGGAACTGATTTAAGCATTACTTTTCTTAATGGATCAACAATTCAATTCTTTAGTGCCGAACGTTATGACAATATAAGAGGGTACACATTTGACTATCTTGTATGCGATGAGTTTGCCTTTATGGATGAGAATTCTTGGAGCGAAGTATTAAGAGCAACAGTATTAGTTAAAGGAAAAAAGGTTTTACTTATTTCAACTCCGAAGGGAAAAAACCATTTTTACAACTTATTTAACCTTGAAAGTGTAAATACACAATACAAGTCATTTCACATGACTTCGTATGATAACCCATTAATTACACCTAGCGAAATACACGATGCAAGGCTAACATTACCTGACCATGTTTTTAGACAAGAGTATTTAGCTGAGTTTATTGATGGTGGTGCTGGTGTGTTCAAAGACTTATTAATTAAAGATACTTTTACAAAAGGGTTACAGCATTATGCAGGGATTGATTTAGGTAGAGCAGACGACTACACTGTATTAACTATATTCAACAGCAAAAAAGAAATGGTATATGTTGAAAGGTTTAGGCATCAAAGCTGGGATATGATACTTCAACAAGTAGTGGCAATCATAAACCAATACAATGCAATTACAACAGTCGAGGTTAATAGTATCGGAGATGTTATTTTTGAGCAGCTAAAGAAACTATGTACAACAATGGTGCAGCCTTTTGTCACTACTGCAAAAAGCAAACAAGATGCTATTGAAAAATTGGTTTTGGCAACACAGCAAAAAGAAGTATCGTTTTTAAATGTGGATTGGTTGATAAAAGAATTTGAAATATTTAGTTGGGAGTACAACCCAAAAACCAAAGCAATAAAATATAGTGCTCCAAGTGGTTTTCACGATGATGGTGTTATGGCTACTGCAATTGCTTTTAATGGATTAAGTACAGCATACACCCCTTCAATCCACTTTGCTGAAGATTATTATTAGACTCTGCTTTTAGAAAGCAGAGTGAAAGCAGAGTCTGTAATCGTACAAAAAGCCTTTTTTGTATCAAATAGGCATGACCTTAAAGGAGTATCAAATAATTTATAAGCATAATAATAGCGTCACCGATGAAGTGGAACGAATGGCATTTATTATTATGGACTTGTATAATTTGCCTTATGCAAAAGTGGATAGCATGAGCAAAAAGGCATTTATGGCAAAGATTAAAAAGGTAACAAAGAAGTTTAACCAAACATTTAAAAAGCCTTTTTATTGCCGATTGTCTTTAGAAACAGATGCAACAAAAATAAACTTTGCACAATTTATTGAATCGTGTTACTTTTTGAAAAACGACCCTATCCCTAATCTTCATTTATTGGCAGCAACCTTACTAAAAAAGAAAAACAAACAACATTTAGCCGAATCTGCTAAAATGTTAAATAAGCCAGTAAACTATGTAATAAGTGATTGCATCAACTTTATTGATTCCTTTAATACATTACTTTATAGCTATCGAGGATTATTTGAAATAGACGAAGAACAGCAAGAAGAAATAATTGAAAAGCCAATAAAGAAAGCACACCCATTTGTAGAGACTTATGGATGGATATATTCGGCAAAACAAGTATCTGATTTTGAAAACATACCTTTAGACAAAGCGTATGATATGCCAATAATACAAGCACTCAATACGTTGTCATTATTAAAATCAAAAGCCGATTATGAGAAACGTTCAGCATAGTGCAATAGAGGACGGCTTCCTTGATTTGCTTGGACAAGATACAGCCAACTTTGAAGAGGTAAAATTGAACGATGTTGCAAGTAGTGTAGTACAATTAGCTGCAATGTATGCAGGATTAATAAGGGAGAAGTTGGACGCTGCGGATGCTGCAAGTAGTGGTTCGTTAGCAGATAGCATAAAGCCAACAGAATTAGAATACAATGGCACTACTTATACGATAGGCATAGAGGCAAAGAGTTATCTTGAATTTGTTGATAAAGGGGTTAATGGTTGGGCTGTTAATCGTGGAAGTGTGCACAGCTTTAAGACTA